TTTTCTAAATCTTCTTTTTTCATTTTATTTTATTAACTCAATTGCTTCTTCTTTTAAGACCTCTTGTCCTTCTTTGTCGTAAAACTTTCCTGTTTTTCTATCAAACCTTATCCCTTCCTTAATCTTGTATTTTTCCGCTTTTGCTTTTTGCGTCTGCTTTACTTTGCCTGTCATAGTATCAAAATAGTATTCTGTCTCATAACTCACATTAAACTTGTCTGGCAACTGGTAGGTTGCTATTTTGTTCATCTGAATTTCGTAGACATCTAAATTCTTTCCGTCTTGCGAGGTCAAGCCAAACAATTTATTTCCGTTCCACCACAAGGCAAGTCCGCCGTATTTGTCTATGGGAACTTCAAACTTAATTCTGTCTAAAAGTTCGTCTTTCGTTAATTTATCTAAAAGAATATATGGCGGGTCGTAGCCACCCCAACTTGTTATTTTGCCAGCAATACCCAAATCAGATGAACCATAAATATCTCCATAGGTAAATACTGAATAACTACCATCTGCCAAATAAACATCATTTCCAGAGCCGTCTGTAAAATATCCTGCTTGCGTATTGTTGTCATCTCCCAATGTGGCTGTATAATTGTTCCCGAAACTTCCTTTGCCTGTTGTAGTAATGTTATAACTTTGAAAATCTGCGTTTCCATACCAAGTAGAAGCACCTGTTCCGTCCACCATAAACAAGTTATTCTGATTATTATCTCTAACAGCAAAAAATTGAGAAGTCGTAGCCCCGCCAATATCGCAAGTTATATCGTCTCCCGCTCTCATAGTAAAGTCGCCAGCAGAATAAAAATCTAACCTTGGCCCCCAAGCAGTAAAGAACATTCTATTGTCTGCTGAAATATAGGCGTCATCATTATTCATATATATTTTCAATTCATCATTCCCCGCAGTATCAAAAAGATGTATTCCGTGGTCTCCATCTGCTCCCTGCGTTAACTTTAAAGTATATCCGCTCGCATCGCCTGTAATTGTTGTTTCTCCTACTGTTAATGTTCCTGTTGTAATTATATTCGTATCCTGAAAGTTAGCAGTTTTACTTGTATATCCCGAAAATTGTAAATAAGTTTCTTCGCCATTCGCATTTGAGCCAAAAAAGTTTATCGTTTGGTTATTTATATCATTTCTTGACCAACCAATTTTTAAATTATCATTTAAACTATCAAAGATTTGATTTGAGCCACCATCTTCATAGAATCTTGAATTAAAAAATTGTAATTTTCCAGTAGAGGAAGGTTTAAAAACAATATCATCATCAGTTTTTGCTATAACCAATCTATCATACTGGTCTATATAAATATCTCCCGAAGTGTTCTTTTCTCCTATTCTATATATTCTTAATTTTTTTCCGTCAGTTGAACCACTCGCTACCGCCGTATCCTGAAACAATGTCATATCGCCTTGAATATCAGGCATTATTTTTAAATCGCCACCAGAATTATATACTTCCGAAGCATTTATCCCGCCAGTAGTAGTTAAGTTCTTGCTTCCCAAATCCACATTTTTCTTTGCTCCCTCATAAGGCACAAAAATGTTAGTCAAAACCTCTGTATTTGCTGGAATTTCCCACCTGCTTGAGGTATTACCCTGATAATAAACTCGGACAGTTGGGGCACTTCCTCCGCCTGAAACATCAGCATAAAGTTTTCCTACAATCCTGCTTCCTGCTTCTGGTAAATAATCCTCGTCTAACTGTAGAGGAACAAGATAAGTTGCTTTCCCGTCTATCTCGTTTGAATTTGAACTCGTAGCAATAACAACTTCACTATTATCTGATTTCCTTTCCACTAATTTCCAATAAACTCTTAAATCTTTTGTGCCTGTTGTTTTTTCTAATGTAATATACCAATCATAAACCCCTTTTAAAAGTTTTGCGGGTTCTTCTCCGCTTGCTGAAATCCAACCGCCTATATAATCGTCATCAGCCAAACCTGATTTTTCTATGTAAGTCTCTGCGTCAGAAGAGGGGTTTAAATAGCAGGTTTTATATCCTGTCGCATCGTCTTCATCGTGCATATAATAAGTCGCTCCTAAAGAAGTTACAGCCAAATCCACATATTCTTTGTTAACCAAACTCTTAATATCCGCTGAACCTGTCGGGGTTGTCCCTAATATCCCCCCAGTTATATCTACATCAGAAAACCAGCCCTTCGCTATTCTGTCCGAAGAGCTTCCAATTTCCCAGCTTGACCCTCTTAACTTTACATAAGAATTGTCAACTAATTGAAACGGAGGCAAAACTGGAATTCCCCAGCCGAGATTTAAACCTAAAATATTTAAAAAACTAACTCCGCCTATACATATTAAAGCTCCAGTTATAATAAAAAATTTTTTTATCTCCATTTTCTTAAGGGTTTAATTTCTTCTTTATTTTTAAAATCTATTTTTATTATTTTTTCGTCCGTATTCTTTTTTATTTTCTCCAGCTTCTCCAGCAATTCTTCATTCATTCTAATTAAAAACATTTTTAATCTCTCCAGCTCTTTTACCACTGGAGACAAATCAGTTTCCGGCATTTTAATTTCTTGCACATTATTTTTTACTTCCTCAATCTTTTCAACTAAAGCGGATAAATTAATTTCTTTCGGCTTGGGAATATCAATCTTTTTAATTTCCTCTTTTATTTTCTCTATTTCCCTCTTTAAAGGACTTAAATCAATCTCAACCTTTTCTCTCACCGTATTATATTTAACAACATTTTTCGGCTTGGGAATTTTTATTTTCTTTAACTCCTCTTTTACAATATCCCTAATTTTTGAATAAGAAACACCGCTTCCACCCCCGCCTCCAAAAACTGGGTTCCATCTTTCCTGAACTAAATATATCTGCTCTGTCCGGGCATAAATAGGACTTTCCTGCGTATAATTCGCATCTGTAAACACTTTCGTTAAAACACTGATAAAATACCCTTCGCCGGAAGGATCTGCCTGCACTTCCCAAGTCCCATAAAACCTCTGATCGCCCTTATCTTCCAAATCAATCGTCGCCAGCAAGGTATCGGTCTTCAAATTTCTAATATATGCTCTTACATAATAAGTATTCTCGTCTGTCGGATCTTCCAATTGACGACTGATTGGAAATATCTCTGTAGGTCTTAATTGAAGCATATTTTATTTTTATCTTGGGCTATAAAGCAAAGTAGTATTCGTCTGGTTCGTCACGGTAATAATAATCCCTCTCGTGAAATAAGCATTCACATCATAAACTCCAGCAAGCGAATCTCCAATCAAATGAAACACAACCCGATCAGACGGTGTAGCGGTATCATCAATCACCCTAACTTCGCTCCCGGCCACATTTTTTCCAATCACCAACTTATGCAATACAGCTGGACCAGAAACAACCCTTCTGTCAACCGCACCTGCCGAATACTGATAAGTAGCTTCATCTGTCCCGCCAAGTATTTCTCTTTCCACTTCTTTTCTTTCTTGAGAAACAACCAAAACCTCAAAAGCCACTATTAAGACAAAGATAATTAAACAAAGACCGAAGCTTAATTTTTTTATCATATTTTTAATTTATAACAATTAATTTATTTACCACCGCAAGCTGAAGGAATAGTAAATGTACCTGCCGCTCCGCCAGTAGCGGTTAATACACCATCTAAAGCAGTCACATAAGTATATCCGCCTCTATCGGTATCCATAATTTTAAAGCACGGAGCTTGTTCTTCGTCTCCCAAAGTAATTCCAGAACTAAATGTCGTCTGAAGCGGTTCTACAAATCCGCCTAACCTCGCTGTCTGCCTGCCGATAAAGTAAAACGCAACGGCAAATACAATTAATACTCCAACAACAAATATTTTATCTTTTTTAGTCATATTATTTTTTTAATTCTTTTTATTAATTCTTAATTAATCCGGTCGGGACAGAGGAGGGGTCAGAATTCTCTGACAAAAGAGCACAAGGAACTCTCCCCCCTCTATTTCCCGTTATTTAATCCCTAAAAGGCGTCAGATCTAATCTGAACATCAACCATAGCATCTTTTCCTTCCGAGAATGTCTTTAGACCGTATAAGATCCAAGTGACAAAATCTTTTCCAATGTATCCGCTTCTGTCTTTAATCTCAAGTTTAGGATATTTCTGAATAACCAGATCAATCGGTTTGCCTTGACCAAACAAGCAGTGTTGAATTTGTTTGGAAGCTGTCCAGACATCAGCACTGGCGGTCAAGGTTTCAGAAACTGTAACATATCCAACTCCTTCACCCTTTACGGTCATATAGCCAGATCCAGCAGTAGCGGTAATTCCGGTCAAGAGATTTCTGTTAGCTTCTGATAACTCATAATAATCAGTTCCATCTCCTGTACCTGAGCCGTTAATCGCAGCTACTAAATTAGCCAAGCTCGCTGCTGCGTTAGCACCAATCTTAACTTCGCCGGCACTATCCGCTGTATTTTGGAATGTAAATGTTACACCGTTAATAGTAACGGTATCACCGGCGGTAGGATTAGTGCCAAATTCCAATCTGGCTGACCACCCTAAACCTTCTGAAACATATAAATCAAAACCGCCATATCTTCCAATGTGTCCATTCTCTCCAGTTCTATCTCCGAGTTGACTTTCTTTACCAGCTAAAAACTGATAAAGAATATCCTCAAACTCTGGAGAAATAATAGCCCATCTTCCTTTGGTTGGAATATGTTTGTTTTTAAGAGCTCTTCTGGCTTTACCAAAAACTTTCAAAATATTTGAAGTTGTTAAGGTAAAACCGACTCCATCTCCGCTGGACCCGCTTCCTGTTATTTCATAGTTTCCAATAACAGAACTTGCTTGATCATATTCGCCGAGGACATCACCATCAATCCAGTTATATAAATCTTTCCCTACATCGTCAGCATATTCATTCGCAATTCTGTAATTGTGCTGAATAGCATCGTAATCCTCAAGATAAAAACTAATCTCTTTCTTAACATCTATGGTTAAATATTCATCGGTATCGGTAATATCCTGTCTGGTATAAGCTCCGCCAGCTCCTACGGTTTTAACATACAGAGTTGATCTGTATGGTCTGTGAACCGTATCTCCCTTCTTTAAAACGGCTTTCTCTTCAAAACTACAAATAACAGGATAGACATTCTCTCTCTTTCTCTTCACCTGCATTCGTCTGCTCCAATATTCAGGGAAGGAAGCACTTAAACTATTCGCCATTTCTTTTTTAAATTCTTACTTTCTAATCTACTGATGCCCCCGACCTTCCAAGCATAAAAATTGCTATTTCTCCAAATATCTGCTGTCTTTTTCCGCCTGCTCTTCTGACCATTTCTCAAATTCTTCGTCCGTCATTTCTGAGATTGACTTTTCTCTATCTTCTCCAGCGTGGGTAATTCTTCCTCCGCTCTCTGCTGATTTTTTACCTTTTCTTCTAAATGTCTCAAAAGTTTCATCTCCTCTGTAAATCACTTTAAGCGGGGTTCTCGCATATTCCTCTGTAAAAGCCAGAGCCCGGAGCGTCTCCATAATCTCATTCTTTTTATCCGCAACACCTTCTTGTTCCAGTAGAGGCAAAACCTCTTTTTCAAATTCCTTTTCAAAAAGACGGTTTTGTCTCATTATCTCCGCTTCTTCTTTGCTTTTCTGCAGAGTTCCTTTTAAATCCTCAATCTCTTTTCGGAGCTGGGATATATGACCTTCTTCAACAATATTTATAAGTCCTTTTACCAGCTCCTCGTCCAGACCCTGTTCTTCAGCAAATTTTTTAATCGCATCAGAACGATCTGCTTGAGATTGAGTTCTACCCTGCATTTCAAGTTCTTTTATTCTCTGCTCCAGCTCTTGCTTTTCTCTTTCCCACTTCTTTTCAGCAATTTTATGCTTGTAAATGGGCATCAGGCGAGGAGTTCTTTTTGGTTTTTTAATCTCCTCTTCTTCTTCCTCCTCCTCTTTCTCTTCTGGCTCTTCTTCTTTAGTTTTAATTTCCTCTTCTTCCTCTTCCTCTTTCCCTTTAGTTTCAGTCCCGCCGGCTTCCTCCTCGCTTTCTTCCGGCTCGGATTCTGACCCTTTTTCGGGTTCTGATGGAGCTTCCTCTTCTGAGGAGCTCTCTTCTTTTTCTTTTTGAATTTCCTCAGCAATTTTTTTTGATACCTCATCGGCATCGGGAGGAATGCTGAGAATTTCCTCCTCTTTTTTTTCTTTTTCTTCTGGCATATTTTTTATACGCCTTGCTCGCTGGCGTAGGTTAATTTATTATTTTGCGATGACCAGTCGCAAACGGCGGTTTTTTTATGCTGACCGCTCAAACAGCATTATTTTATTTAACCGGGACTACTGTCCCTACAATAGCATTTCCTTTTTTATTAAGAATTCTTGACGCTCTTTTCAATGCTTTCTCCCAGAAATCAACCCCATCGTTCTCTTCAGTAAATGTAGCCACAACTTGGCCAGTTTCATTATTAACTACCTCCACAGCGGTCACTCCCTGATACGGGTGATCAACGATTTTTCTTCCCTTATTCTCCTCTGGAGCATTCGGGTTTTCTTTAACAAACTCTTCTGCTAACTTCAAAAAATCCTTTCCGTGTCTCTCTTCATCATAAGTTCTAATATACTGGCCGTGTTTATCAATAACATCAACAGCTTTAACTTTTTTTTTCTTTGTCATAATTCTTCTTTTTTTCAATTAACTTATTATTATTTTTAGCCGACCTTTTATTAATTTTATGAGCCAAGTTCCATAAAAATGCGTCCATTACGTGCAATACTCTATTAATGTTTCTATCTACATTCTTTCCCTTTAAAATTTCCCTAACAACATGAACTTTTCTTTTTAAAAATTTCGTCCTGATATTCACCAAACTGTAATGTTTCCCATACGCTGCGATAATATCGTCTTTCTTCGGATCAAGTATTAAAATTATTACTTTCGCATTCTCATCAGCAAACTTTAATGCTTTTGACATCAAATCTTTTTCTCTTGGCGTTATCAAAACATCTTTTAATTTCTTTTTAACGTCTTTTAGTTTAATCATACCTTTTGCTTTTCTTTTTTACTTCGCCCCGATACATTTTTTTCCCTAAAAAGCAGATATGCATATATTCATCTGCTTTTAATCCAAATTTTTTGTTCGGACCAGAAATTGTCCTTACTCTTCCTCCTCTTTTTACACAATCTAAAAATGCTTGAGGCATAATTATTCGTATCTTTTAACCGTTGGCTGGCAATGAGAAGAATATAATTTACGAGCTTTCTCCTGCACTTTTGCATATCCATATTGTCCGGCTCTTCTAATCGCCGCCAAAAGCAACTTACAACTTATTTTCCCCCCAATTTTATATGGAAACTTTCTCTCTTTTGGCAAAAGAAAATCTGAAGCTTTAGCTCTTTCTCTTCTTCTTTTAGGGGTTGAATATTTTCCGCCTCTCTTTCCATAAGCAAAAGCTGATTCTTCTCTTTCGCCAAATTTTGCTTTTTCTCCTCTTTTTGCCATAAATTATTTTTGCTCTTTTAAATTTTCTATTTCTTCTTCGACCTTTTTTTGGACGCTGGCTAAAACTTTATCGGGATCGGTAAAGAACGCCAGCAAATAACAATAACAATCTCTTTCAACAAACATTCTTTCCCTTTGATCTTTATTCTCGTCTTTTAACAATTCTCTATCCCAAGCCAAGCTTAAAGTTATTCTCAAAATCTTTTTTTCCATTTCAGCAATCAAATCTTTTATCGCAGCGTGGTTCTGCAAATCTTTTCTAATAATCGCTTTCCTAACTTCCTGCTCAATCAAACTCATTTCCCTTTTATGAATTGGCAAAGTATATTCTTCTCTAATTTCCGCTAATTTGTTTAAAAGATCTGAATAAGCCATATTATTCCTCTAAATTACTTTTACCTTGTAAAATATTAGTTGCTTTTTGACTTAAACCTTTTATTCCACTCGGACTTCCAAGCACCGGTTCTTCTACCATTAAGTTTTCTGAAATTCCGATCATCGGTTTTTTCTCTTCTATCCCCGGTACTCTTTCTTTACTAATAACAATTTTTCTTGATATATTTTCTATCGCTATCGGAATATGAGCATTCGCATAATCCATTAGCTTTTTAAAAATCTCAAAATTAACATCTGAATCAATAGCGTAATCAACAATTTTTTGTATAAAAGCAGTATTCGCTCCTCTATTAAGCTTTGGCGTTTTTCCTCTTAAAATCTGCTGTATCGCTTTTGAAGCTTCAGACATTAACTCCAAATTTACTGTCTCTTTACTCAAAGCCATTCTAATTTCCTCTTCTTCAAACGCACCGTGTTTTAAAATCTGCTGAATTAACCATTGCTGATTTAATTGAGCAGACAAGTCCGGTCTCTTTAACAGCATCATCAACGCATTTTCTCTTTTCTTGGCTTTAGCTTCATTCGCAGCAATTTCAGCAGAGCCGGCAGAAATCTCTATTTCCAGCTCTGGAGCTTTTTGAACTTCATCTCTCCTCAATTCGTCCCACTCAACCCCAGTTTCTCCGATCATCTTAACCATCATCTTTTCTGTCATATGCTCTTTTAATCCCCACGCATATCTTTCTCCTAACCTTTCCCAAGCTTCACGATAAGATTTATTATACAGCCCTAATCTATCAGCAACCTGCTGTAGATTTCCAAAGTAAATTCCAACCTTTTCGGTTTCTTCTCCAGCCCCTTGAGCTTCAGGCGTAATCCCGGTTTTCCTTCCTAAAAAGCTGTCCATAAAAGCAATCAAATCAATCGTTCCTGAAATCTCTGGCGTCTCAAAAGTATAAATTCCGCTGCTAATTGAACCTTTTGAAGTATCAGCCCTTACCAATCCGTCTGGTCTCCAATACAACTCAGACGGATCAGGGAATATTTTAGGATCATACGCTCTCTGTAAATAATTTCTTTTCTGTCTATTCTCCAACGCCTGATTAAACAAAGTGTCCATCGCATCAGCAATCGGTCTAACATCATCACACGGAGCTTTTGACCAGAAATTTCCCGGATCTTCGTGCTATATTCAAAGAGCAAATAAAATTTTTCGCCTTCATAATCCATCACCCATTCCACAAACCTATAAATCGGCTGTCCCACATAAGTATTGCTATCCAGATCCAATCCCAACTGCTTTAACCGAGCTGACTTTGATCTCCATAAATCTTCATTCCTTTTATAATCCTCATCAGAAAAAGCTTTTACCAATTTATTAACTTGGTTCGGCTCATATAATTGAGATTTGATAAGATCAGCTTTAGTCCTAAAAATATTATCCTGTCCACAGAAAAGATGTTTCTCTAAATCTCCACCGCCCATCGGTTCGCAATGAAAGTCCTCGTGATCCACCACTTCTAAATAACTCCTATATTTAGGATCTGACTCTGCAAAAATTTTAAAAGTCGCTCTACCAGAAAAACAGGCCAGTTTTTTAGCCCATCTATCTTTTTGAGCCCAGTTTCCACGTCTTGGAGATTTTTCTATCTGCCACGCTGCTGAAACTTTTTGAGCAACTTTTAAATCAGCAATATCTTTATAGCCGTAAGTTATTACGGGCGGATCGTCTATCTTTGACATCAACGTATCAACAAACCCGGACATTACAGGCAAGGGCACAGCAAACCTTCCCTTCGGCACTTTTATTTTTCGTCCCTGATAAAACTCCTCATTCTTCCTGATTTCCTCTAATCGTCCCTTTTTAAATTTAACACTTGTCTCATATTGCTTAATTGCAATATCTACAAGTTTATTCGCAAATTGTTCTGGTAAATGTTTTATTGGCATATTAAAAAAGGCGGACAACGCAACAGCCAACCAAAAAACTGATTAGCTTCTGCGTTGCCCGCCTTATTCAGGTAGGGCAAATTAAAAATATTTAATTGTTATCTTATCTTAACAAAATCAAAAATCCCTGTCAAGAGGTTCTGGCTCATAATAATGAAATTCCTTTTTTCTAATTTCTCCTTTATTATTCAAATGTAGAGTTATTTTTCCATTCCTCATTTCAAACATTTTCTCCCAAATATTTTGATATCTCCTAAACCATTTAAAAACTTTTGCTTCTTTTTCGGTTAATTCAATTTTAACAAGTTTTTTTTCAAGTTCCCTCATATTCTGATATTGGTTGATAAGGAGATTTCGGTTGATAATTTTTTTTCTTTAGTTTTTCCTCTCTCGCAAAAGTCAAGGCCAAAGCATCAGCAACATCAGGCGACAAAATTCCTTCTCTCAACATCTCTTCTTTACTCTTCATCCTGATTTTTCTATCAGACATCACCTTATACTTTACATCTAATAAGTCATCAAACTCTCCTTTTCCTTCCAGTCCGCCTCCACTTCTTATCCATTGAGCCAGTCGCCAATAACATTGAGCTTTTAAATTAAAAAACTCCTCTTCTTCAAACTCTGGCTTCTCGCCCCAAATCACTCCATTTATCCCTTCTTTTTGTTCATTCAATCTATCAAAAACCCCCTTTCCCAAGCCAATCGCATCTACAAAAACATTTCTCGGATCTACTCTGTATCTTTCCATCGCTTCCAAACCTTTTCCAACTACCAGCATTGTATCCGGCGTATTACTCCTAAATAAAATTCTTGCTCCATTCTCTCCTCTCAAAACAATCACAGATTTATTTCTACCGCCACCGGCCGTATCTATTCCTAACCTCAATTCTCCAAACAGCTCAATCTTTTCTCTATACGCCATATCTAATTCTCTTTCATTAACCAACGGAAGATATCCTTTTTCATCAATCCCTTCCTCTTCTGGGAATCGACATTCATACAAAATAGCAAACATCTGTTCTGGCATATCCTCTTTGGCCTCTTCAACAAATTCCTTTGTTATTCTTCCTTCCTCAATTCCTTGACGATAATCAATCACAATTTTATGATATCTTGGGCTTCTAAAACTTTTTAAAAAATGATTTCTCTTAAACGGATTTCCAATCTTCATTAAAAAAGCATCTTTCTGCCCCCCAATCATTCTCAACACGGTAGCAAAAATTTCATCGTTCGCCAACGGAGCATCATCTAAAACTACATTTTGAGCACCAAATCCAATTAAAGCCCTTTCAAAATCTCTTATCCTTTTAACATCTGCTGATAAAATTTGAACTTCTCCAAGCAGATTTCCTTCTACTCTAAACGTCAATCTTTCTTTACTTCTTTCTCTTCTTATTTTCTCCAAACTCTCATCTCTCCCGATCCTAAACTTTGACAGCGTATAGGGATTATCAAAAATATGATCTATCAAATATCCGCCTATAATTTGAGCTTTCTTTTTCGTCCCGCCGATAATAGTCCATTTTTCCGGGAACGTCGTCACTCTTGTTAAAATAGCCATTGAGGTCACATCTGATTTTCCATATTGCGTATAAGTCATTAAATGAACTCTCGGATAAAGTTTTTTGAAAATTACATCAAAAATCTCACATTGCCCTTTTGTCATTTCAAAAGGATTTCCATCTCTGGTCTTATACATTTTTCTAACTAACTCATAAGTTTTGGTCATTTTTGAGCCAATTTTTTAATTGCTTCTGACAATTCTTTTATATCCTCTGATTCAAATTCTATCTCTGACTTTGGCTTTCCATACGCTGAATCCAGCAAAGCATTATACGCTTGAACATCTCCTGTTATAATCGCTTTTTGACATAATCTAATCGTCATTAAGAATTCATTTGTCCATTTTTCCCCTTTCTTTTCAAAAAATTGAGGATACATCTCTTTCAAATTTCTCAAAATATTTGCTGGCGGTTGGGCTATCATTTCTAAAACATATCTGGCAATAGTAGAACGGTTAGGAGTTCCCTTCGGTCTTCCCTTCGGATTTCCCGACTCCCCGGGTTTCCATCTTGGCTCTATTTTTCCTCTTCCCCCACTTTTTATTTTTCGTTGTTTCTTTGTTGTTTTTTTCATAATTTTTATTTTTAAATTTTCTTAAAAATTTAGTTTTACAAAAGCGGAAAAGGAATTAAATTTAACCTTTTCTCTGCTAACCTACAATACTCCTCTGAAATCTCAATACCAATAAAATCTCTACCTAACTTTTTAGCAACCATTGCTGTTGTTCCGCTTCCCATAAAAGGGTCTAAAACTACTCCGCCTTTAGGACATCCAAACTTAATAGGAATTTCTATTAACGCTTCAGGGAAAATAGCAAAATGCTCTACATCTACTCCTAATTCCTTTTTGAAATTGTGCGGTTCAGGGTTAATCTGCCATATTGTTGGGATATTCTTTCCTTTTGAGTTAAAAGCATGTGGCTCACCTGGCTCTGGTGCTTGTCTTAATCCTTTAGCGTTGGGGTCTTTAATTGTTTTATTCCGCCATTCTTTATTAGGTACCATTCCTGTATTCGGTCTAATTCCTAATCTTACTTCACTTAATAATTTTTTTATGTTATATGCTCTGCTTTGCTTTGTGTTTTTATCTTTTGTATCTTTCATTCTTTCCTCTAAAGATTTCCTCTGCGTTCTCTCTCTCGGACTATTAAACATTTCAGCATCTTTTCTACCAGCAAATTTCCCGTGATATTCTCTTATTTCTTTCTCTGTTGCTCTAAATTGTGGCTGTCCTTTTTTTCTTATAGCATCTCTAACTCGGTAGTTAAATTTATTATACTTGCTTTCAGGATATAATCGTTGTCTTAAAATCCCATCTGGTCTTAAATCTGTAACTCCCACTACCTGATGTGGTAATCTCACCGCATCCAAATCGCTCCAATATTTTTTATTTTTAACAAAGAAATACAATTCTTCTCCACTTTCATTAAATCTATCTTTTACACTTGTCGGCATCACACTGCCGATTGTTCTGCTCTCTTTTTTAATTAAAACCTGCTTTGCCCACTTTATTTTATTTCTTAATATCAGTCCCACTTCATCTATACATCTAATAGCAAAGCGTTCTGGTTGCATTAGAAGACATTTCTGTTTAGCAGTTTGTTTCAATCTACTATTATTAGATTTTCCACTAAACATTCTTTCGTTGTCCGGTGCCGGGACAAAACTTTTAGCACCTCTACTCCTCTCCATTACTCGTGCAAAATAACCATCCTTTCCTATATTGGCTTTACTAATTGTCTTATTTCCTGCTGGCGGTCCTCCATAGCAATCTCCCATATTTATCCAAATCTGACCTGTCTTTTTAACTACTCTTTTAATTTCCCACATTATCTCAATCAATTTATCCAGATATTCCTCAAAAGTTTCTTCTAAACCTATCTGTCCTTCCACGTGGTAATTTCGCAAGCCATAATAGGGTGGGGAAGTAATAACACAATCTATACTTTCAGTTGGAAACTTTTTTAATTCTGAAAGAACATCTCCACAAATTATTTTATTTTTTATTTTATCTATCTGATACATTTTTTTCTGTTCTCCATTTCATAATACTTTAATTCATTTATTTTTATTTTTTTAAATTCTTTAGTTTTTTTATCAAAGCCGAAAATATAAATTAACATCTCTAAAAAAGGCAATTGATTTTCAGCCAGCCATTTTTCTATCTTTCTCCTGCGAGCAGAAATATTGGACTTTGTCGTCAACTGGACAAATCCAACTTCTCCACTCCTCTTTATTATTATCACATCAAACACTCCAAAAATATCAACTTTTTTAAACCTGTTTCTTATAGGAAACCAGCAAAGACAATTATTCTCTTTACACCACCTTTTAAAATATTTTTTTATTGTCTCTTCTTTCATTTCTTTCTCCCTCTTATTTTTTTTGTTTAAGGGCTGAATTAAGACATTCTTCCGCGACCTTTGCCTCGACCTCCGCCTCTTCCATAACCACGCCCTCCTCTTTTACAAGCACCCCTGTTTCTATTGCGTCGACCTCCGCCTCTCATACCTCGACCTCGTCCAGCCCCTCTTTTTAAACCATATGTTGCCATAAATTTAAAATTTTAGTTTTTATGTAAGGGCTGGCTTTAAGCGAAAGAGCCATTTAACAACCGACCGCTTTGGTTGCACCCTTGACCGACCTTTTTCATAAGAGTTATTCAGGAGTTTGAGATGGGTTTTCTTCAGTTCGGGCTATATAAGCATCTAATTCATTTGCCACATCTATAAATCGTTGATATACCCTTCTCCAATCAGGGTTAAGTCCTTCTGTCTTTACCATTTCTCTTGTTTTTTCTCTTAATTGTTGAAGAAAATTTCTATCTTCTAAATTTATATTGTATTCCTTTTGTGTTTTCATAAATTTTATTATTTTTGTTTGACCGACCTTTGAAAATAGTTTTTATTTAGTTTCTTCCACTTCTTTATACTTTGATTTTTCAAATTTACCAGTAGCTATTTTACAAATCTTTTTAAGAGTAGGTAAACTAATTGTCACTTCTTTAAACTCTATTCTACGAGGCCAATCACTATATTTCATCCATATTTCACAAACTTTAACTTCATATTCTTCTGGAGCAAATCCAGGAGTATTCTTTTGAGTTTCAAAAACTTCTACAAAATATCTGTATCCCCAAAATGATTTTTCTTTTTTGTATTCTACTCTTATTTCTTTTTTCATAAGGTTTATTTAGGTTTTTTTGGTTGGTTTTTTACTAATACATAATCCCCATTAGTAGGGTCTTTGTAAAAGACATAACCATCTTGTAATCTATTTTCAACAACTGTTTCATACCAACTTAGAGGGGCATAGAACCTTTGTAATTCTGTTATTCTTATTTCTTTTTTATTTTTCTTTTCTTTTTTCATAGGTTTTCTTTTAGCCATTTTGCTTGGGTTTATTTATTAGTTGTTCTATCTTGCCATCTATCGCCAGTTTGCCAATTATCCCAATAAACTGGCGGTGTTGATGCTTTTTTATATTCTCCTAAACAAGAAGGACAAATATAACAATTCAATTCTTGAAAGAAATAGTTGGTTGGTCGTCCGCAAAAAGCACATTTATTAAAGGATTCGCTTGTTGAAAAGGTTTTCGTGTTTAGTTCAGTCATAGGTTTTCTTTTAGCCATTGTTGTAAGAAGTTCTCAATATCTTTTTTAAATTCTTTCGCCCATTTATCTTTTATCTTTGATTTTGTTTTTAGGTTTCCTTTACTTGTAAAAAATCGTTTGGCATTATAGAAATTATTACTCCAAATATCCCATAAAGTTATCCCTTCCTTAATTTTCTTTTCGTGAGTTTCTTCTATTTTCTCTTTAATTGTTTTCTTTTGTTTTTTAGGCATAGTTAACTAATTTTTTAAATACTTATCTATTATTTTTTCACAAGCCTTTAAAAATTCTTTCTTTAAAATTTTTTTGGGCATTCTTATCATTCCTTCTTTCATAGGATTTCCAATTAAATCCGAAATCACAAAATCGCAATACCATCTTCTCTCATATTTATCTATTCTTTCAATTGAAAGACGATAAATTTTTACATTTACAAATTCTTTCTCTACCTCCTTTTTAATTGTTTTCTTTTCTTTTTCCATAAAAATTTATCTGTAAAAATTTACCTGCTAATTTTCTCCACAATTTTTCCAATCTTTAACCAACTTACTAACAACTGAAAGTGCTTCAGACAAAACCCTCTCTTCTATCTTGCGTTTCGCCTTCATCGCTTCCTGACGACTTCTAAAAATCAAACTATTTGAAACTTTTATTATTATATTGTCTTTTTTAACCATCACCTTAGAAATATCTATATACCCTTCCGCTGGACAAACAAAAAAACACTCCCAAACACCACACGGATAAACAAAATCAGTATGATTTATAAAAGATATTTCCTCTATTATTCTCCTATCAGAAGATAAATGCCAAGGCAAAACACAATACACCTTATCTCCAATTTTTAATTCTTCTCTTTTTGGCATAGTTTTTAATTTTTTAATATTCATACTCTATAAAAATTCTTTTACATTTCGGACAATAATGAATATGTCCAACCCCCCGATCAGCCCGCCAAGGCAATCTTTTTAGTGGTCGCATTGAACATTTACATTTTTTACAATGATAATGTCCATAAATTGGTTCTTTATCTATATCTTTTTCTTTTTTCATATTATTTTAATTTTTAATCCCACCCACCACCCTTTTTCATTCTTACTCCTCTTTTGTTTCAGGTTCTTGTGAAGTTTCTTCGGTCTCTTCTGTTTCGGTTTCTTCCTCTGGAGTTTCTTCGGTTTCCGAAGTTTCAGGAGTTTCTGGAGTTTCTTGCATTTCATCAGGATATTTTTCAGGTTCAGGAGTGTCTACGGTTTGGTCTTCTGTCGGAGGCACTTGGTTTTTTAATTCAATCATATTCTTTTAATTTTAATTTTTAATAATATTGCCGACCTTTTTTATTTTGTTTTCTCATAATTTAAATTTTCTTTTTCTTTAATCACAAGCATTTCTTCACAATCAAAATTCTCTTTCAAAACTTTTAAAATCTTGCTTCTTATCTTTAACTGCGACATAAAAACCAAGCAATCTTTGATAAAAATATCGTCTCCATCTTTTCCGTTCTCTTTTAATTTTCTTAATTCTTCTTTATTTGACATTGTAATATTTTTATGTTTTTTTCGTCTTAATTATAAAACTAAAGGTTGACCTTTGTTCCCGGCGTTAAGCCGGGATTTTTTTATCCAAAATATCCTTCTTGAGCCATTTCTTTTAATTCTCCTTCTTCCGTAATCTCCGGGATCTCTATTATCCCCACTCTATCAAAAGCCCGGTTTAATCCTTTCACCGCCTCTCTTTGCGATTTAATTCTTTTTTCCAAAGCAACTATAAACTTTGCCAATTCCTCTTTTGTTTGAGCCAAATAATATCCCTTATCTGAAGCACAAATAGGCCAGCCATTAGTTCTTAATCTATGAATAATCGCTCTCATATCAGCTCCCTCTTTTCCGCTCCTGCGTTCTGGCAAATTTATTTCCTCTGCTAAATATTTCCCAGTAATGGGGTTTTCTTTCCCTTTATGATTTAATAATACTTTTAAAGTTTTTTTCTCGTAATAACTCAACATAGTAAATCTTTTAAATCTTTTATTCTACAATAGTTAGGCAAACTTTTAATTATCTCTTCTCTTTTTTTAATCATCTTTTTCATTTTTTTTATTTCTTCTATCGTTAATCCAATCTTTTTCCATCTTTCTGTAAGATTATTAATCTTCGCTGTTAATAAAGCCAATCTATTCGCTGCTCCACTGCACATCTTACAATAATTCCCATACTCGTTATAATATTCTTCTGTTCCCGGCAATTTATATCCACAAGACACACAACGTTTTTTAATTTTAAATTTTATTTTTTCTTTTCTCATAATGATTTTAATTTTCTTTCTTTTTCTTTTTTATATTTTTCTTTTTCTTTTATTTTGTTTGATTAATATTTTGTTTGTGCTGTTCATTTTCGTGAACACCCCCTGTTCATTTTCGTGAACACCTATATCCAACCAAGTCCTTCTATAAAAACCTTGCCATTTTTCTCTTTTTTACTGAATTCTAAATCTTTTACTTTTTCGGTTAATCTAACATACAAACTTCTATCTGGGGCTCTAAAAACTTTAATATAACCTGCTTTTTCTATTTTCTTAACCCGAGAAGTAATTGCTCCTTTACTTTTAATTCTTAACAAAGGCATTTCTTTTATCAGATGATGATAATTTATCCAAGTATAGCGATAACTTGTTCCACCCTCTTTTATTTCCAGTTGTCTAATTTTTTTATCGTCCGCCTGACACCATGCCTTTAAATAGTCCAGAATTGCCGCATCAATCAAATCTAATTTGGTTTTATTCAGTGCTACTTGGTTGATAAAAATAAAGTATTTCATAAATTATTCTACAGTGGGTTTTGTTTATTTGTCCCACCTTCAACGACTTTCTTCTGCCGTCAAATCCCAGTTCGCCGATCTCAAGCTTCTCCATTTTCTCTAATTGCCACGTCAGCCATTAGCCGGAGAAGCCGGACGCACGAACTCGGAAATCATTTTTTACTCAACTCTTTTAATCTTCTTTTTAAAGTTAAGCAGGCCAGAAAAGCTTTCTTATCCTTCTCATCATCATTCAATTCAAATACTTCAAACTCTCCATCATTTTTCCCAAATCTTAAAATTAATCTTTTATCAAACTTTTTCCCTGTTTCTTCTTCCCACGCAATCTGATATCCAGCAACTTGGAATCTCATTTCCTCATAAATCCCATTACTGCTTTTAAAATCAACCAGCAATAAATCTTTTCCCTGTTTCCCTACCGCATCTAATATCCCAGCAAATTTATATTTTCTTGAGTAAACAATTCTTTCTGATTCTAACCATTTAATCTTATGCTCTTTTTGGAACTTCAAAAAAGCAGTTATTCCATTAATCACTCTTTCATCGTCCGGCATTTCCGGTTCTTTTCCCAAAATCCAATCAGAAACCCATTCGTGAATTAAACTTCCCACGTCCGCCGCTTCTCTTTTAATTCTCCTATATTCTTTTTTAGCTTTCTCAATTATTTCCTGAGTTATCTTTTTTTTGCCACTATTTAGCAAATAATCTCCCATCTGATTTACAGCCCAACCCATCAAGGCCGGCGATTTATCTACCACTCCAGTAATAGCCGTAACCGATAAAAGAGGATTTCCTTTCCCGTCGTAAAACCAATGTCTTTCATCATCAAACCTTATTAATTCTTTTCCTTTATAAAGTTTATATTCCTTTAACATAGCACCTTATTTTTTATTAATTTCACTATTAAGCAATGAAGCAATCAGAATTTTAGCGTGCTTTTCTGTAATCTCAAAACTATCAAGCACAATCCCAGTTCTTTTCTTTAGATCCTCTAATTTTTCCTTATCTGTCTTTCCCTTCAATCTTTTCTTTAATTCCTCAACCTTTTCTCCACCGGTTTTTATTTCCTCTTTATTATTTTCTTTCGGAGGAATAAAACCTTTATCTACCATCTGAATTTCCTTAAATTCATTCTTTCCATAAACATCAGACGCAATACCTAATTCTGAAGCACACTTTTTCAACGCATCAGTCGCTGCCGCTTTCAGATCATTTCCAAAATCCAACGGTATTTTACTTCCTCTTTTAAACTTAATATCTGCTCTCCCAAACTGTTCCTTTACAATCATCGGATTTCCTTTTTTATCTTTAATAGTCAACCTTCCCAATACCCAAACCAGATCTCCTTCTCTTCCGTGTTCTTTTATTTCAAAGTCCCACAACCAGCCAAAAACAAAATTCAAAACCTTTTTCACATAAACACCCGTAACGTATTCCCATTCACCACCACCTTTCGCTGGCCTGCGATAAATATGATTTTTCGGAGTTCTCTGCAAAATATACAGCAATTGTTCTTTTGTTAAAGGAGCAGAAACTAAACTTAAATTATTTTCTTTTGTATTTTTTTTGACAACTTTTTTAGTAGCCATAGTTTTTGAAGAGGTGAGAGCTCCGACAAGGGTATCCATAACGAAGCCCCACCGAGAGCCCTCACCTCTATACCCTTGTTAATAATTAATTTGTCTATATTCGTCTTCAAGAGCATCTATCGCTCTTGCTTTCGCCAATTCTTTTTCTTTCTCTTTTTGGCGAATAATGGTGGGGATTTCTAACCTTCCAGAAACTTCTTCTCTACAATCACTACACCACTCAAATCCTTCTTCGTCAATATAAGTTGTTTTATGTTCACACATATCTTTTATCTATTAAGTTTTTAATTTGCTTTTCGCCAGCCCGACCTTTTTAAAAATAAAAACTGGCGAACCTATTTTTCCTTTTTCTTTTGTTTTCTAATGTTCGCCATTAAAACTCTATTATAAAAACGATAGTATTCTTTTTTTCTTTGCTTTAAAATTTCCCGGCACTTCGGACAAAGCTCATTATACGGAATTCTGAATTTTGGCTTTTTCATAGTTTTCCACAATTACTTACTACTACTTTTATATTATCAAATCCAAGACCCTTTGTCAAGCGAAAAGGCGTCTGATAAACAGACGCCCCGCACATATTCTATTACTTACATCTCTTATTCTCCTTTTCTCCATTCACGAATAGCATTTATCAAAACAGATAAAATACCAACCACCACTGGAGTTGCTTCTCCAAAGTCCAGTTTAGCCAACCCTTCTAATAAATACAAAAGAGCAACCGCACCCCCAGCAATCAAAGCACCTTTTCCGATTTTAATTAAGCTTTCTTTATCAAATTTATTCTTTACTTGAGCCATAATACCTTTTTTCGCCAAAAACCTCTCAAAATGGCTTCTGGCTTGAATAAATTTTTAAAAACGACCTTTAAATTAAATCTTAAAACTCTTTGGCAAATACTTTCTATATTTACCAAATTTATAACAAACCCAATCCATTGCCCTTCCTTTTTTAAACTGCTGGCACATAACCCTTACTGCTTTTTCAGGATTATTCAACGCTTCTTCCGGACTTATAATGTTTCTATACCACCAATCATTAAATTGACACAATCCATAATCTGTCGTGCCATCTCTGTTCCGGTTTATCGCTCTGGGATTTAAACCGCTTTCGCATTTAATTACAGCAACCAAAATCTCTTCCCACGCTCGGCTCAATCCTTCCTCTCTGGCAATTGTCCTAATCATTATTTCCATTTCCATTCTTTCTTTCCATCTCAAAAGTTCCAGTAATCTCCTTAATAGATTTATTTTTGAAACAATTTCTTTTATTTTGTTTTTTATTTCTTTTGCTGTCATTTTTATTTTTGGGAGGGGCAAGTCCCTTTATGCAAGTATAGGCGTAGAGCCCTGTCAAATTTTTTTGAACCGCCCCTCCCTTGTTTTTATAGGAGACAAACTTTCACGACCAACCTTTTGTTTTCGCTATCCGCTATCATTAAAAACCTTTCAAGATATCTGGGGAAATAGAGAGAGAACTCCTCTATTCTCATTTTTGACCTTAAAGTTTCTTGATAAACCACATCTTCTGTTCCGTGAACCCTCACTCTCCTTCTCACCGTAGGTCTCATTTTTCCTCCTCCGTGAAAAAGAAGCGAACTTGAACTACTTGACCTCTTGCCTTTGCCAAATCTATCAATACCAATGCCTTTTCAGCCAGTTTCCTCACATCTTTGTATTCTTTCAAAGTTAACTGGTACAAGCGGATATCGTTCGGAGCGGTGCGGGCTTTCATTTTTTTGCCTCCTAAAAAGAACGACCTTTTTAAGATAATTTATTTTTAATATCTCTTATGTCTTCTCTAATTTCAATTAACTCATCTCTTATATGCTGGATATGATTATCAACCTTTTGGTTTAACAACATCAATTGAAATTTCACTTCTTCTTTATTATTGTTATTTTTTTTATTTTTCAACCACTGAAAAAATTCTTTGATAAAGAAAAGAAAAATTATTCCTACCGCTCCTAATTGTAATAATTCTGGATTTGGACTTGACATATATTTTTGTTTAATTTATTTTTAAATTAAGGATAAAAATCATTCGGCAGAATCCCTTTAGGTTTGTTTGCCGAATGTTCCTAAAGGGATTTTGCTTTTAGAGAAGAGGGCGGGGGGGTTGACTTTTGAACTGTTTGCCATTCTCCTCCCTGCTCTCTTCCCTAAAAGCAAAATATATTATATAATTTTCAAAGAACTATGTTTCAAAAAATCTTTAAAATTATTTTTCTTCCAATTACTTCTTTTCGGAAACTTCCTTTTGAAAGAAAATGTCTTTTGCTAATCACCCTTGCTATTTTGATAGGAATTGCGTTTTATTGCTGGGATGTATGGGAGAAACAAATGTATTTTAAAGAGCAGTCTCAATGGTGGAACGAAATTCCGTCTCACAAATAATTATCTCTTCTTTTTAGGCGGAATTTCTTCCCACCATTCATCTTTTTCTTCTTTTTCCGCTTTTTCCGCTTCTTCTACTCTCCATTCTCCCCAAATTAATATTTTCAACCACTTGTCTATATTTTCTTCTCCAAAAGCAGAAATCGCCTCATAAAACCTTTTTCCTTGAATCACCGGCAACCCCGTGACATATCCTACTAACATCGGCATTTCTTTTAACGCTTTTTCCCATTGCTTTTTACTCAAATTATACGTAACATCTGCTAATTCT